GTCCTGCTGCCGCTCCTCTTTCAGCGCAAGCAAGTAGTCGATATCGTCGACCGCGGAGAGCTGATTGTAGGCAATCTCATCCGGCACGCCCGCATTGATGAGCGCCTGCACGGCCTGCGCCTCCGAGAGCACATCGACCGGGAAATTGCGCTTGTATTCGACATACGCCTGGAGGTAGTCAAAGGGGATGCTCTTTTTCATAAAGGCCGAGCCGAGCAGCCGGAACATATAGACATCCGCGCTGTTCATTTTCGCCTCAAAAGCGCCGCATTTTGCCTCAAAGGCCGTGAGTTTGAATTTAAGGCTGATGCCGCTTGCAGCATTGAAGGTTTCGTCATTCAGATTTGGCGTTTTGGAGAAGCGATAGATATTTCGCTCGAGGCGGTCGAGGTGATGCTCGTTAAAGCTGTCGTTGATATCCTTCGTGAGGTAGTAAACCCGGTGCGTGCTGTCCGCATATCCGGGGCTTATCTGCAGCACGCCGGCGCGCTCCACCTCCGCAAGCTGCGCCTGGGAAAGCTCGCCGATGCCGTCAAGGACCTGCAGCGCGTGGGTGTTACCCTCTGCGTCATTCGCGTTGTCGGATACGGTCTTGTCGTACTCATCGATGAGCGCCATGACACGCTCCGCGCTGCTGAGCATCTCACCATTCAGCGGGATTGCCTGGAGCGGGCAGAAATCGAAAAGGTGCTCTTCCTCTCCGGAGCGAATGAAATTGCCGAGAGCGCCCTCAAAGTGATGCACGCTATGCCCGTCGTAGGCGTCCGCGTGCCACACCTCTGCGCCGGAGATGCCCGTAGTTGCGTAGTACCGGACAGCGTAGTCAGGCTCTTGAATCTTGTCCCGTGCCAGCACGATAGTCTCATACGGCGGCACGACCATCACGCGCTCATCGCCGTGCCGGTCGATATAAAAAAGCCTTCCGGCATAGCCGCACACGGAAGCGAACTTTGTAACTTCAAGGTTTACATCGTACATAATATTCCGCGTGACAAATTCGGAAAGCGCCTTTTTCGCCGCTTCAACGGCAGCCTCTCCGCCGGTCGCGCTCTCCGCGCTCTCATCCTCTGCGTAGCTGTAGGACGCGGCTTTTCCGGCAAAATAGCCGACCATCACATCATTGATTTCGCCGAAGAAGTCATTATTGACTTTATTATTCAGCTGCGGGACTGCATTGCCGCTGCCGTCCTCCAGCCCATCGGAGAAGCGCGGAATGCGCGAAAAGATAGGCACTTTGTCCTCGTAGCATTTATACCGCTCGTATAAATCCTTCGTGCGACAGCGGTTCAACTGATGCGCATTGATAATGCGGTTTACGATGTCATCCGTAAAACCATTTTCGTCGATATAGTCGATGTACTCGCTGTAATCGGGATAATCGTCGGTTCTCCTCATAATCTTGCCTTTCCGGGCTCCGCCCTTGCGCCGCCGTATAGCACTCCGATGCCGTACCGCATGGAGTCCATGCCGTGTGAAAATTCGTGGTCGGGCTTGTCCGTCGGCTGCCCATCGCGGCCTTTTGCCCAGCAGTAATTCTCAATCTCTTTCTTGAATTCGATGCATCTCGGATGCACGACAATCTGAAAATTCTGAATGAATTGGATGCCATGATTCACGCTGTCGCGGCCTTTAAGCGACGGCTCGGCCTTGAGACCAAGCTGCCTAAGCTCCGCAATGGATTTCGGCTCCGCGCTGTCGCAGACGATACGCTGTCCGCCGTAGCCCTTTTCGATAATTGCCTTTGCGATTTCTTGATTCGTCGCTCCGGAGCGGTACCACTCATCGAAAACATAAATTTTCTTCTCTGCGTCATCGACCAGCTCGCACACAAAAGCGTTCGGGTCCGTAAAACCAAAGTCCAGATTGAACGCTGATTTCATGCCGGGCTTTGCCCGAAGCGCGTCAATGTCGAAATCTTCATACACGACATTCGTGTAAATCAGGCCTTCCGCGATACCCCAATCGCCGTCACCTTCAATGCGGTAGCGGCGCGGATTTTGTTCCTTCATTTTTCGGAATATCGCGCGGTCGGCTTCATCCAGCCATTCGTTGCATTTCCAGGTTGTGGTTTTCGTGAAGACCTCATCGTCCGGTGTGTCGAAGAATCGCTTTTTAAGCCAGCTCGTGGCGCTCCAAGGGTTAAAGGTCAGCGTGATTTGCTTAAAGTACCCGTCCGGTACCTCACCGCGGATTGACATATCGAGTTTGTTGAAATCGTCTTCGTTCGCGAGCTCATAGGCCTCTTCGCTTGGTGTTGCGGATAGGCCGCTCCCGCCTATCCTCTGCATGTTTCCATGCAGGTCAGACTATATCTTCACGCCAAAGGCGTGCTTCCCGTTTCAGGCGCGCTTGCGCCTTACTCTACTTGCGCAAAGCGCTTTCGATAGTCGTTGAACGTTCTATTTGACATTTTGATATGACATCCCGCGCACTATAAGGCCGATAACGCGGTTCGAGACGCCGTACTTTTTGGATAGCGCCACGGTTCCGCGGCATTTGTCGTACGGTACATAAAGGTCACGAATGTCCCTAACCTGTTCATCCGTAAGCTTGGCGTTTGGCTGAGCGCTCCCGCACAGAGGGGCCTTTAAGCCCAAGGCATATGCGTGGGTCATTTGTTCGGCACGATCTGCCCACTCTAGGTTGTCGGCGGCATTGTTTTGCTTGTTGCCATCGATGTGATTAACCGTGGGCTTGTTCTCTGGGTTCGGCAGGAAAGCCTCAGCCACCAGACGGTGAACTCGTACAGTCTTGTCCATTCCTCGGTGTAGAAGTCTCACCTTTACGTAGCCGTCATGGGTCAGGCTTATGGCGCGGATGATTTCCTTCTTTTCAGAAACTGCGCACTGCTTACCTCGGCTCTTTACACGCCCGAGGTTACTAATCTGGTAAAAGCCGCCGTAGCCCTCGATATCTCTCCAAACCTCCTGCATTTCGCGCCTTCCTTCTGAACATCTGATTGTCAAATAGCTTCGCTGCTGATTGCCCTCGCCTTTACGTTAGGGTGTTCCAGCAATTAGAGAAGTTTATTAACGTGTGAACCGATAGTGTTAATCCACACAAAGCAAAGCGTGCCATAGTCGACCGAAATCGAAGTGATTTTCAGGCCGTCATCCAGTCCACGAAAAAGAATTTTCTGCCCCGTGGAGCGGCGCGTAATCTGCATCGGCGATACCGTGCAATCGAAATACGCATCTACTCCGAGGCGGTGTATTGCCCATTTGAGGTCAGAGAAGACTGAATCGCGAAGGGTATTTGAGTACCGGCGCACGCAAAGCGCGTTGCTCTCCGGATATTGGAAAAGCCGGAAAATCAAATTAAGCGCAGCCGTTTTGCTTTTCTTGGATCCACGGGACCCTTTGCACACACGGTAACGCTTTTTTGTCTTCCAAAAATCCGCGTAGCCTGTGCCCACAAGCTCCTGTAAAGATAATCGCGTCAGGGGCGCCGCCTCCTTTCATGCACTAAAAAAGAGCGGTCATACTGCGATGTCCGCTCCGGTGTCCGGATTCTCTGTGTCTTTTGTCGCGTCCCAATGGCCGTCCGCGCCTACGTAGTAGTAATACGGCGCTCCGCCGACCGAGGGCTGCGTGCCGCGCACATAGGCGTCTTTCGCCATGAGACCGGTCTTTGTGAGGTAGTACTGCGCGCCCTGGTACTCAAGCCACTGTCCGGAGAGCATGCCACCGACTCCGGCGAGGTAGTACCAGCCCGCGGCATCCTGAAACCAGGTGTCGCGGATGAGATTTCCGGCATTGTCGAAGACATACCAGCGCCCGCCGATATATTTCCACCGGCCTGCGACATGCGCGCCGTTTTCGTCGATATACTGCCACGCGCTGCCCCGCTGCTGCCATCCGGTGTGTGCGTTTTCCCGGTGCTTCGCGCAAGCCGTGTATGCGCACCAGCTCACATACTCCGCGCACCAATAAACGCCATTCATGCCGTACCACGCGCCGTATTTCGTGAAATTCTGGTCACCCGGATTGCCGGTCTTGCTCTCCAGCTGAGAGGCGCTTGCCTTTTCGACATAGCCGACCTCTCCGAGAGCCACTGCAATCAGCCCCTCAGCTGTGCAGGTGTCCGCGCCGTAGCGCGGGCGGCCGAAGCCATCGATTAGATGGCCGCCTCCGACCTCAGAGGGCGAGAATACATAGGTTTTCAGTGCCACACACCCGCCGTCGCGCGAAAAGTACTTGCCCGGCGCGGTGTTGCCCTCCACCGTCGTGATCCGGATTTTCCCAAAGGCGAGCCGCTCGACCTTGGCCACAAGCCCCACATGTGCCACGCGGTTTTTTGTTTTGCTGAAAAAATACACGATGTCGCCCGGGAGCGGGTCTTTGTAGTACCGCCCCGCGCGGACGAAATTGGCCTTGCCCTCAGGCGTGTAGGCCGTATAGCCTCCGCACAAGAACTTTTGTCCTGCCTGATATGAATTCATGCTGCTGCCTCCTACTCTTTCAGGTCATCCACAATGACCACGGCGTCCATGGTGACGCCAACATTTTCTTTGAAAATTCCGTACCGCTTGCCGAGAAGCTCGGCGGCTTTCAGCCGGTCTTTCGCGGCTACATCAATCGCTGTGATATCCTGCATGCCGTCGCCGATCAGCTGCAGCGTCTGCTCGCGCTGCTCGCCGCGCATGATAGAGGTGAGATACTCTAAGACCTCTTGCGCGTCCGCAACCTTTGCGGAATGCAGCTCATCCAATAGCGCTTTCAAGTGCGCCTGCACCCGAGGGTTTTTCATGAGGGTGGTACTTACCACCGTAGCGCTCCGCTTCGAATACCCTGCGCGGATAGCCGCCTGCGCAGCATTGCCGTCAATCAGGTACTCCTCGCAGAATCTACGCTGTCGTTCTGTCAATTTTGCCATCGCAAGCTCCTTTCTCTGAAATAAAAAAAATCCCCGGCGGGCAGGAGGTCGCCTGTCCATCCCGAGACCAGGCTAGGAGAATCCCGCCGGGAAATAAAAAAGGCGACGGAGTTCCGTCACCTTCTTCACCCTACACTATAACACAGTTGACATATGACATTCACTATGTTTTTACTAACATTTACTATATACATTTTTACTGCATAATTGCATATTGCTCAAGTGCCTTAAGCCCCTTTCTGTGTAGTACAAAAGCGTGCTGCGGCGCGATATTCATCTCTGCCGCTATCCGCTCGAAGCTCTGATACTCGACATACCGCCTGTATAATACATCCATTTGTAGCGGATTATCAAGCTTCTGGATCAGCCGAATGGTGCTGTGCTTCTCATCGACGAAGGTGTCAATCTCCGCATTGATTTCCTGCTCAAGGGCGATTATCCGGAGAACCGGTGTCACAAAGGCCGCCTCTCCGGAGCCGCTCGACTGTACCCGCTCTCTCGAGGTATCGAAACCCGCGACACAGGTGGAGAGAGCCCTGAGCGACTCAAGCTCCCTGAGTTTTTGATTGATCACTGTGTCCAGCAGCTGTAAGCGCTGCAAGCGCGTCTTTACATCCATCTCTTTCCCTCCTCTCGAAGCAAATCCAGATTGTCCCCGCAAAGCTCTTTATTTGCCTTCGCCTGCTTCACGCACCGGAGCGTCTCTTTGTAGCTCGCTGAAAGCTCTTTTGCGGAGACCTTCACTCTTTTAAGCTCTTCCGGACTAAGTGTAGCTCCGGACGGGCGTTTTCCTGCCTCCGCCATCCGCTTCGCCTCGTTTGCTTCGGTCTGATAATCGATGCAGCGCTTGCTCGCAGCCCTCCAGAGCTCCGCGTACTCGGCCTCTCGGCGCTCAAGATGCTCGACAAGCTGCTTAAAGCGCTGCGGCCGGTAGTACGGCTCAGACCTGTCGATAAGTCTCAGAAAGCGCCTAAATCGCACCGTCTTGCACGGCAAAAATTCGTCCAGGTCAAAAACCATGTGGCAACTCTCATCCCAGAATTCCTCAATCGTCAATCTAAGCTCCTCCATGCTCTCTCCTTTCTTTCAGCGCCCTCATGAGGGACGCTTGCGTGACGTCCTTACTCTGTAAAGCCCTCATCACCTGCTCATCGACTGTGCCGGTGGCAATGAGGTGGTGTATGATTACCGGCTTTTCCTGCCCCTGCCGATGTAGTCTCGCATTTGCCTGCTGATAAAGCTCAAGGCTCCATGTGAGGCCGTACCAGACGATTGTGTGCCCGCCCTCTTGGAGGTTGAGGCCATAGCCGACGCTTGCCGGATGAGCAAGCAGCACTTTTATCTTTCCGGCATTCCAGTCGGCAATGTCCTTTTCAGTCTCCAATGTCCGTGCCTCCGGAATCTTTCCCTGGATAGCGGAGAGGTCGTGCTTGTAGCTATAAAAGACCAGAACGGGGCTGTCGGTCGTGTCGACGATCTCCGATAGCGCCTCAAGCTTTGCCTCGTGGATTTTCACCGGTACATTGTCCACACTGTAGACGCTGCCATTTGCAATCTGTAAAAGCTTTCCCATGACCGCCGCCGCATTGAGTGCTGCAATGTCCTCATCGTCTATCCGGAGAAGCTGCTCTTCCTCCATGCGCTTATATGCCGCCATCTCGGGGGCAGACAGCTTCACGGGAATGACATTGTCGATTCGCTTCGGCAGCTGCAAATAGTCGGCAGCGCTCATGCTGATACAGATATCGCTGATTTTCTTCTCGATAGTCTCCTGCGCTCCGCGTATCGGCTCCCACTTGTATGTGGTGTAGCCATTTCGCGCTCCCGGCCGGAAATAGGTCTCGCGGTATGCGCCGATCGTCCCGCCGAGGCGCTCGCCCCTGTCGAGAAGATAAATCTCCGCCCAGAGGTCCATAAGGCCATTCGGCGACGGGGTTCCGGTTAGACCTACCACGCGCTTTGTGTGCGGAAGCACTTTCCGGAGAGCCCGGAAGCGCTGCGCCTGCGGATTCTTGAAGCTCGACAACTCATCGACCACGATCATGTCGAAGGGCCACTTTTTGCGCCGCTGGTAGGTCTCGACAAGCCATTTCACATTATCCCGGCCGATCACATAGATATCGGCATCCGCTGCCAGCGCGCTTAGGCGCTGCTGCTCGGTGCCAAGGACTTTGGAAATCCGGAGATCCTTTAGGTGGTCCCATTTTTCGTGCTCCCTTGTCCATGTGTCCTCTGCGACGCGCTTCGGCGCGATAATCAGGGCGCGGGACACATCAAAGCTGTCGTACATGAGCTCTTGGATAGCTGTCATCGTGATGACGGTCTTGCCGAGGCCCATCTCCAGCAGAAGGCCGATATTCGGCTTTTCGACTGTCAACGCAATCGCGCGCTTCTGGTAGTCGTGCGGAATGAACTTCACTTGACATCACCTCCCTTCAGCTCTCGTATAAATTTTTCGGCCTCGGCGCGTCCGGTAATAGTCCGGACATCTACGCCAAGAGCCCGAAGACTCTTCTGCTGCCATACCTG